ATTTTCTGGAGATTCACAAAAATTTTTTGAGTACTTCTCTAGTGATGGTTTTGTGTTTGAGCGAGGTGTGGGTATTGATTTTAAGAAATTTGATTTGAGTATCAATGGCATTATCACCAAATCAGTGTGGTCTATATTCGTAGACATTGCACAGGAAATGGGAATGCCAGAAACTCACATCAGAGCAATGAATTCAATTATGGATGCATGTTGCTCTCCTACTGTGGATTTCAATGGAACGGTTGTTCGTCTTTTTGGAATTCACATTAGTGGCTGTTATATTACAGCCTTGCTTGGAGGAATGATTGGAAGATTTTTGTTGATGCTTGCATGGATAGATGCAGGTTATGATCTTTCTGAATTTTTCAATTCTGTGAGATCCATTCATATGGGAGATGATTGTCTCCTCACTGTGAAGGATGGTTTTGATTTCGATTATTACAAGATCAGAGACAATTTGGTGAAGTACGGTATTACCGTAACATCTCCGGATAAAGTGTCTGATCCGCCGCCGTATGTCGACGTCAGAGATCTCGAGTTTATCAAGACTCGCTTGGCAGAGTCTGATGAACTCAGATTGAACATTCTTGAAAAAGATATATCTTCATTTCAGAAGCAACTTACCTGGTACATTCCTACCAAAGCGTTGGAGCTAGAAGCCCACATGGAATGTTCTTTGATTTCTTGTCTACATGATGCTGCATCGCTAGGACGAGAATCATTTAACGAGATTCATTCTTTGGTGGAAATGATATGCGACCAGGAGGGTTATCCCAAAACAGTGTTACATTACGATTTTGATTATTGGAAGATGGAGTTTTTGAAAGATTTGTCAAAGCGCTATCCTGAATATTATGCCAGACATTCTGAATATTACGATTCTTGCTTGGGTATCGAAACAGAATATGCGGCAGAATCGGATGACGGAATAGCGGCGCACATCTTTAACAAGATATCACGTGCGCTTTGTGACGATCCAGCGAATTACTCTCATGGGCGTGTAGAAAGAGTCTGCAAGATGACTGTTTTTCTGTTCAGAATCTACTATCCCAACAACAGAGTCACAATTATGTTTGACAAAACGCGGTTCAGCGAGAATGCATATAACGATGTTTTGAATCGTTTGCGGGAACGCAAATTCGTTCCAGCCACTTATCGCAATGCTGTAATTCTGTGGTATCGAATTTGTGAGAGCACGGCAGTTTATGTTCCATTTGATCTGCTTGTGTATTACATTGGTACCGGTAGTCCTGATCTTCCGATTACTCCACAGGCAGCAATGTTTTTGGATACGGAAGAGGCCCATATTATTATGGGTGCCCTTTCGCGATATTTCGGAAAGAACATCGTGAATTCTACTGTACGTGGTATTATTGATACGTACATGGCAAACTTTGCCACTGTGTATTATTGTCTGGATGACACCGGATATTGCGCAGAATCAAGCGAGGAGGAATCCTCAAAAAGTGATCAGAGGGGTGAAGAAGATCATGAGAATACCCCGAGCAGTGAG